TCTTGCTTCCTCCAGAATAAACATCATCAATTAACACTTTGCCTTCCCATTTAGCACACTTTTCACAAGAAGTATTATGTCTTGTTGGTTTTACTAAATGTTCTCCTATTTCTTGTCGAAACTGGCCTTCTCCAATCAATTGGGCTCTTGTATTTGCAGTTCTTACTGCCATGTCGCAATAACTAGCTATATTTACCCTAGTGCCATTTTTATACTCGATACAATTAATGCCAGCGTTCAGAAAATCTTTTGTTGCCATGTCAATAGCTTTTGTTGGCGAAACGGCTCCATAATTAGAAAACATAACTGCTTTAGAGATTACTTTTCTATATTGGTCATTCATCATTCGTAAAGCTCCAAAATTAGCTAATTTCGTACCATTCTGGACTTCTTCTATTAAACTGGCGAGCTTTTTATCGTTCAACTTAAAAAAGCTATGAGAGAGGCTTTTGTTTGTCTTATATTTACTTCCCATAATTTCTTTGTATTTTTTCATTTCTCTTGTAGATCCTTGTTTAAGCTCATTTTGAAGTTGTTTAGATATCGAACTATTTAATCCTTGTGTTTTATCTCTCACAATGTTTTTATTTTCTCTTTGAAATCTTTTCATTTCTTTTAAAGTTTCAGCTTGCCATTGTGTAAAATTGAATCCTGTTTTTTCTTCTTCTTTTAAATGTCTTGAAAGAGTTCGTTTCATTGATGAAATTAATTCTAATTCCATTTCACGATATATTTCTTTTAAGTTCAACTTATTCTTCATTTATCTCTTCATCTTCATTATCATGCAAATTAAAACCATCTAGATTAACTGAGGGTTCTTCTGTCCGAACAATTCCCAACTCATTCTTGATTCTTTCAACTTCTTCTTGTTTCCATTCTTCCGTTTTGGAATCTCCATATAGTTCGTCAACCATAGTCTCAACTGATACGATATTACTTGTTCTCGCTTTTGCCATTGTTTCAATTTGTGCGTCAAATGATGGACTATTATATTCTCCAAATTTAACCTTAATTTCTGGAATATCAGGTATATTCTTATTATTTAATATAAATTGAAATTGGTATGCTACTGTAACTACTTTAGGTATAAAAGCGTTTAAAGCTTTTATTATCTTACCCCTTGTATACATCGTCGTTTTTTCCATTTGTCTTTCATAAGAAGCATTTGCATCCGTTATTTTTTTATTATCAATTCCAAGCGTTGCAGGACTTATAATACCTTGCAGACATAAATCTAAGTATGTGATATAAGATTGAAGATAATTTTCAGTAGGAATTTGTGCTTGTTCTACAACTATCTTATTACTTGTATTAGTTTCTGTTAAATTATCATCAGTCATCATGTATTGATTATCATATGGATTTGGCAACAAAGTTTCTCCTGTATTAAAATCTCGTGGACATAACGATTCAGGAATGTATTTCATAGCCCTACCTTGTCTTACCGCTTCTATCCATTGTGATATTACTTCATCAAAGCTATCAAGTGAATCATACTTTGTTTCAAATATTGATGAACCTCTACCTAGATATCTTTTAGATTTATTTATCATACAAGGAACTGCTAACATAACGGTATTATTAAAAGTAATATTCTTCAATTCTTTTAATTGCTCTATTGTATTTAAAGGAACAAGTTCGTCATTATCGTACAATTCATATTGGATATAACCATAGCCACGTTTTTCTATTAAGTGATATATCTTTTTATCTTTCTCATAATAGAAATTAAAATCAATTTCATATAGTTTTTTATTTTTATATTTGAAATCTACATTTTCACTAGACATCCATTCAAGATTTATTCTTTTCAGAATCGGATCATATAAATACCTTACTGCCCCATCTCCAATTGCTAGACTATCTGTAATTACTTCTTCTAATAAATCATCAAACAAATCATTATTATTTTCATCTTTACTTATAGATTCCCAATAGTCAATTATTTGAGTATCATCTGTTTCAATTCCGTTATAATCATTAATTACGATATCAGATAATTTGTTAACAATAATAGATGGCAACCCACTATGTGATTTCTTTATTTCCATTCCAGCAGTTGATATACTTCCCCAAAAAGTATTCTCATATCCTTCTAATTGCCTATGCAATGAGGATAATTCAAATGGGTCACCTCTAAGCCATACGCGATTTATTGCACACATTGTTCTAAAATCCTTGTTTTCATAAACCACCAAATTTTGAGGCGTTGATGGTCTTATGTCTAACCATGTCTTTATCATTTCTTTAATCTTTCCCATCCTTTCATCTTCCTCTCTTTATGTCATATTCTAAAGTTTCATCTTTTGTATTATCTTTAATAAAATGTTTGATTAATTCCCAATTTCCTATCATTTTCTTAAACGGTAACCAACCATATTGCCCACCTTGGATACTATGATCATTTCCATCTTCTAGATCACCATCTTCTGTAAAACTATAAGTATTTAATTCATGTATAAAGTTCTTACATTCATCTACAACTAAAAAATCGCAGGTCTTCATCCACGATTGTTGTAATTGAACTCTTATTAAATTAGGCGTTTTTTTCCAAGCCGGAACAAATTGATAAATACAATGACTCATTCTCTTAAACTTTTGTCCTTCACTTATCGTTCCTGCGTCTGCAGAATCAATAAAAATATAAGTCAATTTATTTATATTCCATAATAACTTACATTTTTCTGCAAATTCTATTGTTCTAGGAATGACATCACTTGGAGCAAATGGTATTTCTCTATTTCTATTATTATCTATTTGTTCTTCAAGCACGACACACTTTCTATCTTCTGTAATTCCAATTAAAGTAAAGGTTAATTTGTCATGTGATTTTTTAGAATATGAAGTATCAACTCCAATAGCATATCGAATAAAATTCATATTCAGTGCTTGAGTTCTTGTAATAATATTTTCTTTTCTTAAATCAAATACTAATCCTGTTGCTTTTCCTCTCAAACCTTGAATCTTATTTTTATATAATTTTGACCCTTTAGGAACTGATTCTATTATTTGATTTTTCTTTTCTTTTGTTAAGCTAGCATTATGATCAAAGCTAAAGTACCACCAAGTCCAATCTGCAATTTGTTCTTCATTTAACATATCAAGTAATTCCTGAGGTCCATCATTTTTGTACTTTTCAATAGGTCTAGCATGATTTACATACTCTATATAGCATTCTTTGTTTGGGTCATCTGGATTCATAGTACAAAGTTTATAGTCAGCACGCATAAATGATTCTCGAACAAAATCCATATCAGCTATATTAAACTCATCTATGAATAATCCATAACATTGCCCACCCAAAGCTTTTTTCCAACGTTTAACATTGTCATATCCAAGAATATAGATTATCTTTACTCCATTCTGAGTATGAAATAAAATATGTGGCATTCTAATATTGCCAGCACCACTCGAATGATACTCAATACAACCACCTTGATTATAATCTCCAAATACTTCAATCAAGCCATTATCTGCATTGATAATATTTTTTTCAATAGTTCCTAAATCGAGCCCTGCTATAATGCTTGGCTTTGTTCCAGTATAATTCATTATCTTAAACATGAACTTTGGAACAGCTACTGTTGTCTTTCCTGCTGCAGTGGTACCTTCTAAAAACTCGCAACTACATTCATACTTCAGAAAATCTAAATACTTTTCGCTTAAAGGAAAAACATCATTCATTCTTGCCACCTAATTGTTTATTGATTGATTCTAATACTTTTGTAGCTTTAGGATTATGAACTTCAATTGTCTGTTTATAGCTATTATCCATTTTATTTAAAGTATCTAAAGCCATGATCTTTATTTTTAATTTAGATGATACATCCTGTTCAATTGTTTTCTGGTTTCCATCTTTATCAGTTACAATCATAGAAACTTTTTCTTTGATTTCTCCATTAACAACTTTAGATAACCATTTCATACGTTCTTTAGCACTCATTATTGATTGATCTTCTAGTTTTTTTGCAAGTTCTTCATACCTCGCCCTAATCTCTTCCTGTTTAAATAATAATGAAGCTTTGTCATCAATAGTTTTATCTTTCATTTTACTAGCATTGTAACTGTTCTTGTAAGCTTCTCTTTGAGACATACCATTGATTAAGTTTTGCACAAATTTTTCTTGTTTTATTGTTAGCATATCTCAACCTACTTTCTACTTTTTATTATTACTAATGCATCCTATACACGCTAGAATTAATAATGTTGCACAAATTGTTACTGTTATTATTACTGCATCGCTCATTCTTCTTTCTCCTTTTTCAAAACCAATTTGTATTCTTCTTCTACTTCAATGATCTCTTGCTCTATCTGTTGTTTTCTTTTTTGTAAAAATGCTCGTAGATATTCTAGTTGTTCTCTACGAGTTAAAGGCCTGTAATCATTCATTCAACATCATTCTTTCTTATTTTCGACTACAACGCGCTAAAACTATATGAAACTTGGCAATGGTTGATCTTTGGAAACTAATATAGACTCGGAGGTGTTTTAGTTTTGTAGTCAAGAATAAAAAAAGAACCTATTTTTAAGTTCTAATATAAACAAAATGGCGATCCAACAGAAAATTTGCACTTCTGTAATAAATGCTACTTGTTTCGAACCTTTCACATCTATCTCAGCTAACATCAATATAATATTACGTACTATTATATATATTTGTCTCTGATGGACCATATGGTTGCTTGTGTGGGATTTGAACCCAATCCTCCAGGTTATGAGCCTAGTATGCTAACTGTTACACTACACAAGCGATTTGGTAGGCAAAGATGGACTTGAACCACCGACCAATCGTGTATAAGACGAGCACTCTAACCAACTGAGTTATTTGCCTGTATCTAATAGATACTACACCGATAATAATGCTGTGATACTGACGGGAGAGGAGTTTCCCCCGACTGCCATAGGAATCTATACAAGCTCCGCCTAACCCGTCCTTATATGCGCACTGAACATCTTTCCGTCGAAAGATAGTTTAAGGCTCCTATCCGCTCATACATTACTATCAGTGTACTACCTATTAAAGGTAGCTTGTGGAATATTTGTAGAGAACTTCTAATCGTTCCCATGATAACATTTTAGCATCATGACCATGACATCAACATGACAAGTTGCTATTTTTCTCATTTTTTTATGAATTTAAATACTTATCATAAATCCTATGAGCTTGTCTTGCACTAAAACCTGTTGCTTCTCCAATAACTTCCCAAGTTCTAGGGTTTCCACCATGTTCACTAGCATATTTTTCATCTTCTCTTAATATTATAACTTCGGCATCTTTTTTGTTGGCTAGTGCAATGCTCTTTATTCTCTTAATGATTAGTGACTCATAACTATTAATCGACTGTAACAAGGAAGTTATCTTAATGTCTAAATCTTCATCTTTGATTACATAATGAGCAAACTTATCAAAAGAGGTATGCGATTGGTCTACAATAATATCTTTGATAGCTATTGATTGTGGTTGTGTTCTTTGATAGTTAATTTTTTTATTTGTCAGTATAGTGTCTAAATCATCATTTAAATCTCTTAAGATCTTTTTTACTTCTCTAATTGTTAGTTTTTTCTCTAGTATCATATAACCTCCTACAAAGAATGAACATATACGAAGATTCCTTTTTTCCACTTCATGTTCTCTAATTCTTCTTGAATTTTCTTTTCAGCCTCTTCTTCTGATAAATCATCTTCAAAATAATTTTCTAGCATATATTCTTCCCACTCTTCTGTATCATCTTTGAATAGCCAATCGCAATCTGTAACATGTGTATAAGAATAATCTAATTCTATGTATTCCTTTATTTTTCCATTACTGTTTATTCCGCCAATCCAACAATGAGTATCGTCTTGTACTACGTCAGGTTCTACCCAAGCAAAAATGGGTAAATTTGGATGATCATTTATTAGTTTAAGTAATTCCTTGTTCATATCTTACTCTCCTATTTTATAATTCATATTTTCAAATTGTTCTTTAGTTACTATTGACTTGATATCTTCATTTTTAATATGATATGGAAACTTAAACTTTTCATCATTACCAACTATTACGCCAATTTTCTTAGCTTTTTTTAATCTATCGAGTCCATTAAAATGAGTTTCATCAATATATTTAACACATTCTCCATTCACATAATCTCCAACTTCTATTAAATCAATTATGTTATGACTTGCTTTTAAAATATCTTCTTCGTCAACATAAAATGTTTCATCTCCCCATTCGTTTGCTATCTCTTTGTTTAAAAGTATGCCTTCATATATTTCATCGATTCTTGCTATTCCTTGACATCGATCAAGTCTTACAAACATCCCAACTTCTAGTTTCATTATTCATCTTCTTTCTTTAATAGATAATTTACTGCGTTTCTAAGTTCTTCTAATTTATGATAAAATTCCAACATGTTTGCCCCAATCAATGTTTCTCCTTTTTCATTATCAGCATTTTTGTAATTACCATTTGCTTTGTCATAATACCATATTTCGTTAAGACATCTTAATTTATATGGCACTTCTTCTTTATTTGATATCTTTACTAATAAGTCTATTATTTTCATTATTCCATCCTAACTCCTCTACTTGATTGTTGATGGCTTGTAATTCTTCAAAAGTAATTGTTAAAGGTTTATTTGGTGTAAACGGACTATCACTTTCAATAAACATCTCTAATGTTTTATTCTTTAAATTAAAACTTATAACATCTGTATCACTAATAAATTTTTTTCTAAAATAATTTATTTCTTCTTGTATGGTATCATCAAAAACAAAATCATGTTGTTTCATCATATCTTTTGCTCTCATTTTTCTTCACTCACTTTCCACATTGATAGCAATCTCCTATATTGATCTGATTATATTCACTTTCTGATACATCAATCCATAAATCTTTGTCATCTTTTTGTATTCTAATTGACCAACTCTGCGGGTGTGTTACGGGAATACTAATAGTACCTCCATTCACAAAAGATGAAGAGTATGACACCCATGCAGAATGATACTTTTTATCAATAACTATTCCTTGCTTAGTTCCAAAACTAACTTCTTTATAAATCATAAATCCTATTAAACTTGACACTATTGCTATAAGAAAGATAGATACTATTTCAATAAAGCCTTTTTTGTTCATTTCTACCTCTCTATAATTCTTTTTCATTTACATATTGTTGATTGCTTTGCTCATTTAGTAAAAATTTCTCTAATTGTTTTTTTATCTCACAACCAGATGATTGACATATTTCATAGTTTTTACAACGTTTACAATTTTCTTCTATTAATTCCTTCATTAGAAATCACTCCTCTAAAATAAATTCACGTATAAATCGATTTGCATATTGTGGATGTATCATACTTCTCCACACTTGTCTATCCAAACCTTTTTCTTTTTTTTGAAATTGAACAACTCTTTTTTCTACAAATTCTAATGGTTCAAAAATAAAATTTTCTTTTGGCTCACAGTTTATGAACCAATACTGTGTTGGCTTTTCAAAATAGTCTCCTCTTTTGGTTCTATCATTGTCTAGTAAAGTGTAAGGAATTGCCCAATATTTAACTAAATAATGTGTTGTAGAATATGGGTTTTCTATAATCAAAGGAATTTTTCTTTTGATAGAAACTATAGTTAATTTAGTAATTAGTTGATATAAATAACTTAATTCTTTGTGTAATTCCAAATCTTTTTCTAATTTTTGCTCTACAGAC